TTACGCCGAATTATTTAGGTGCTGCTGGTGATTCGTTGGCTAACGGTGTATCTGCGGCGGTTAATAATTTCGTTCAGTTTAAGCGTCTAGAGAATGAGACGAAGTTGGCCGATGCTCAGGCGAAAAATTTGCTTTCGAATGCTAGTAATACTGACGTCGCTACTCGATTCGCTGAAGATACCTATGATTTACGGCTTTCTGCTCAACGTTGGAATAATATGCTTACTGCGGCGCATGTTGGTAATGTTGACGTTGATACGATGCAAAAGAGAGTGGAAACGGAACTCGTAGATTGGAAAAAGAAAAATTTAGATGCATCTACTGCTCAAATAAACGCCCAGCGTGAATATCTTCTTACTCAAAAGACCGCACAAGAGGTTCTAAATAGATACATTGATAAAAAAGAGTCTGCCACGTTGGCAAATATACTGGCAGATACTCGCAAAAAGGTCTTAGAAGGTGATTATACCTCAGTTGCTACGTCTTTACAGCATTTCATCGCTGAGACCCAGAGAATCAATGCTAATGCAAATATGCTCGGTTCTAAAGCTAGTTTTTTCAATGCTGGTACTAATTATGCGAATCACTTGGAAGATGTTCGCTGGCACGATTCTAGCCGTAGTGTACAAGAGCGAGGAATGAATATCGATGAAAAGGCGCGTACTACGTTCACTGAAAAAGACCTTGGTCATGCTATTACTACGTTGCTTAATACTGCGCTTGGTAATGCTACCAAACCTCAAACATCTACTGTTGAACATCAACATTTCCACTATTAAAATGATTACATGGAATGAATTAACGTCCAGCGTTTCCGCTCGGCGTAATAAGATAGACAACGTGCCTACTGATAAGCTCGTAGTAAAAAATCTTCATGATCTTCTTGACGTTCTTAACCTCGTACGTGCCGAATATGGCAAGCCTATTCGCGTCACTTCTGGCTATCGCAGTGCTCGCCTTAATAATTTAGTCGGTGGTGTTCCTACCTCTGCCCATCTTTACGGTCTTGCTGCCGATGTTGTGCCCTTTGAAAGAAATAAGGCGGATTTCTTGGCTATTCAAAAGTTGTTTATTAAATTCGCTACTGATAAAGGATATAACCCGATTGTGCTAATTGAGAAGCCCAGCAATGGCGTTCCTACTTGGTTGCATTTGGAAATATCTAAGAGTAAACCATCAAAAGTTGTAGTAATAAAATGAGAAAATCACCCCCGCCCCGCCCTCGCCCTTCGCGAACTGCGAGAGGTTACGACTTCGGTCGTGGTGGCATTAAAATGTTCTGATGCCCTGTTATAGTCCTATCCGTTTGCGCAATCCTGCGTTAGAATCAACTGACGAAAAACGCAGGTCGCAGCGTTCAAAGAAATTAGGTACACGTTCACAGTTAGAGGAATTGAGTAGCGGCATCCGTAAATTCGTAGATGTGCCCTGTGGTAAATGCTTTGGTTGCATGCGTATGCGGTGCGAATCTTGGGTATTTCGCCATTTGCTCGAATTAAAACGGTGTAAGTCCGCATTTTTTGTCACGCTTACCTATGATGATGACCACGTGCCTATTTCGCCTAATGGAATGCTCGTTTTTGATAAGACGCATTTGCAAAAGTATTTCAAGCGTTTGCGTAAGCTATTAGCCCCTATTAGTGAGAATTTCAAATACCACGTAGCCAGTGAATACGGAGACACATTTGGAAGGCCGCATTATCATGCCCTCATATATGACTATCCTAACGAGCCCCTTTTGGTTGATAAACTCGCCGAACTCTGGCCTTATGGTAGCATTCAAGTCGGTACAGTTACGGAGGCTTCTATTAGGTACGTAGTAGAATACATAACCCAATACTATTATAATGATGACTTTTCGGAAGAAAATAGCAAACCTTTTGCGCTTTACAGCAAAACAATTGGCGCAGATAGTTACGAAGACGTAGCCGAATACGTTCTTAATACGGAAAAGAAATTGTTCAACATTGACGGTAAATTTTACCGTGTTCCTTCTTCGTACATGTCGAAACTGGTAGACAAAGGTTTAATAACTCCCTTGCAATACCAGCATTTATCAGATAACGCATTAGACTATTATGAAACAAGTAGAAAAGATTTTGCGGTTCATTCTCAAGATCGCGGAGTTTCTCCCTTTGTTGCTGAGCTTGATTTCGTCAAAGCAAAAATCAGACAACAAAGAGCCAAATATGAACTCAGAAAACCCACAATGACATGAATTTTTTTAAGCAAATTGCGTCCACGTTCCAAAAGCCGCATGTCGAGTTTAGCAAGTTCGACATGAGCCACGAGCACAAAACAACGATGCGTTTTGGTGAACTCGTACCTATCTTCTGCGAGGAAGTTTTGCCAGGTGATTCTTGGCATATCGAACCCAACGCCTTCGTGCGTACTATGCCCCTTCTTTCTCCTATGTTTCACAAGGTAGATTTGAAAGTGCGTTTTTTCTTTGTCCCGAATCGTCTTATCTGGGACATGTGGGAGCCTTTTATTTCGTCTGGAGAGTATAACGGCAAAGAATTATTTGTGCCTACTGTTTCTATCGATTCTGATTCTCGAGATGAAAATATTAAGCATTTATCTGCTCCTGGTTCTCTTGTCAATTATTTTGGTATTTCAAGTAGTAGCGGTTTTCAAGGTTTGGAGATTTCACAACTTCCTTTCCGTGCTTACGATCTTATTTGGCAAGAGTATTTTTGTAACACTGCTGTGCAACCTCACCTCGTCCGCAATAACTATGACGGTCCTAAATTTTATTCTCAAACCTGGGGTGACCGTCTAGATATTAACGGCCAGGGTTGGAGTCAAGACGAAGCAATGCGTAAAAAAGCGAATGACATGCTTATGCCCGAAAATGTTTGCTTTGAGCCCGACTACTTTACTTCTTGCCTTCCTACTCCTTTAGCTTCTGCTCCTGGTATTAGTATTCATGGCGGTTCTGTTACTGTCAAAGGTAATGATGCTGTAAATGATAGTCTCTATCCTGCTTCACAAGCTGCTGATTCATATCATACTGTCGCTGATATTCGCAACGCGTTTCGTCTTCAGCATTTTCTTGAGAACTCGTTGCGTACTGGTAAGCGTTACATCGAGCAACTCATGGCGCATTTTGGTGTTGAGAGTTCCGATGCTCGTGTGCAACGTCCCGAGTATATCGGCGGTGGTAAGTTAGCCGTTCAAATTTCCGAAGTTGCTGCTACAAATGAGAGTGACAAAATACAACTTGGTGACCTTGCCGGCCGTGGTCTTTCCGTTGGTTCGTTTGGCAATCTTAGCTATAACAGTAGCGAACACGGCTACATTATAGGCGTTGCTTACGTTGTTCCTCATACCTCCTATTTTGGCGGTGTGAATCGTACTTTTTTGCGTCATGAACGACTTGATTACGCCTTTCCTGAGTTCGCAACGCTCGGCGAACAACCTGTTTTCGAAATAGAACTCGATAGCGGTGTAGCAATTAGTAAGCGGAACAAAATTTTTGGATATGTGCCCAGATATTCCGAGTACAAACAAAGTCTCGACAAGTTTTCAGGCGAAATGGTTAGCCGTCTTGCGTTTTGGCATCTTGGCCGAAATCTTGAAGATGCAAACCCGAAACTAAATGCCGATTTCGTGTATATCAATGACAATGCACGCAAACAATTAAATCGTGTGTTCGGTGTTACTGACCCGAAACAACATCCTTTTTATTGTTCCTTTGGTTTCTCCGCATCTGCTAATCGTCCTCTTCCCTTCAATCCTCAAACTATTTTTTAAATAGAAATTGGCATGCCAATTACACGATTTTCCTTGCGTGATTGTGATTTTTCTAGTACTCAAGAGTTCGGCGGTAAATCGCTGACTATTCAGGATTTAGGAACTACAACCGCCAACGTTGTCGCCCGTTTGGCGAATGGCGTTATTTCTGCCGATGCGTTGCAAAATGGTTGCACGTATCTTGATTTTGGGCTTCCTGCAAATATGGATCGTTTCGATTTAATGGAGTTGGCGAAAAAGAATGCGGCCGAAATTGTAAGATTGCAAAAAGAGGCCGAGAATCCGCCCGAGACGCCGCCTGCGCCCGAGACGCCGCCTGCATAGCGTCCAATAGCGCAGCCCCCCATTTTTTTCCCTAAAGAGAAGATATACAAAAAGGTGCGGCGTATGAGCGTAAGACAATGAGCCGCAAAAAAATACTACCCGAAGGGTGGAGATTTTTTTGTTAGGCGATATTGGCGAGAGCGAAAAGGCGCTACCTTTGTATTTCTTCCCTTAGGGAAGGAAATGGAATTTACCCCTTAAAACCAGGCATACATCTCTTGATATATTATGCCTGATTGACACCACACTAAAAATTAGATAGTTAGTTATGATTGGAGCATTAATTGGAGGCGTTGCTAACTTAGGCGCTTCGGCTTTGAATCTCATAGGTGCAAACAAGGCAGCACAAGAGAATAGAAATCTAATGCAAATGCAGTTTGACCATTCCGACGCTGCTGCCACTACTGCTTACATGCGTCAACGTGAGATGGCAAACGACATGAATTTGTATAATAGTCCAGTTGCTCAGCGCGAACGATACGAAGCCGCTGGATTGAATCCCTACCTTATGTATCAAAATGGCGGTGCAACGGTTTCAGCTGCTACGGCAAACGTTCAGCAAGCAAATACGCCTACTGCTCCCATAACGCCGAATTATTTAGGTGCTGCTGGTGATTCGTTGGCTAACGGTGTATCTGCGGCGGTTAATAATTTCGTTCAGTTTAAGCGTCTAGAGAATGAGAC